ATTCCGCATATGACATTGACTCTGGGAATTGCTCAATGACTGGTTTGGATACATCCAGCATCGTCTTGAAACAGTCTAATCCAAATATCTCACTTGCCATGGTTGTCTTACCGGAACCAGAAGCGCCAATAATCAAACCAACATTGAAATAAGTCTCAACGTCAGCTTTAATTTCCATGTGATGCGTTAGCTTTTCCGACACATTCAGATCGACAGACTGCGCTGCTTTAATGCTTCGAAAGCCTGACGGTGGGTCGGATTTAAGATCGACTACAAAATTTTGCATGTAACGCCATCCATTTGTTCAAACTTAGAAAACCATTCTTCAAGTTGAGGCTCTGACTCAAATTGCAAAAGAAGTTGGTTTTCGTGTTCTTCGAGGTTTTGTTCTTTTTCTTGGTTGTTGTTGTCCACCAACTCATCAAAAAGAGCCGCCATCTCGTCGACTTCAAACCCAGTCAGCGTCAGGTCAAACCCGACTGCATCCAAATCCCTCAACTCAACCTTCAACAGCTCATCATCCCACCCGGCGTCCAGCGCCATGCGGTTGTCAGCGATGACGTAAGCCCGTCTTTGCGCGTCGGTCAAGTGCGCGGCCTCGATACAAGGCAGCGTTTCCATGCCCAGCTTCTGCGCCGCCATGACGCGTCCGTGACCTGCAATGATGCCGTTCTGCCCGTCCACAATAATTGGATTTAGGAACCCAAACTCACGAATTGACGCCGCCAGCTTTGCCAACTGAGCATCGCTGTGCGTTCGGCTGTTGCGTGCGTATGGTATCAAGTCAGCGGTCGAAATGGTTTTATAGGCGGGAAAATTATCCATGTTTGTTACCTTATCACGTTTCTGATTGACCGTTTAACATGAGGCTTATGCAGTATGCCGCAATCGGGTTCACTGGCGTGTCGCCTTGCTCCCATCTGCGGATGGTGCGCTCTCCGTTCTTCCCCATAGACCAAACCCCAGCCAACTGACGTTGGCTGAGGCTAAGGGCTTTGCGGGCTGCTTTGAACTCGTCGGAGGTCATTATCCGCCAACCTCCTTCAACAAGTCCTGCGCGTCCCAAACCGTCCAACCGGAACGCCGCGCGATCTCCATCGCTGTGAGGTGCGGGTAGGTCTGCACCATCGTAATGACTTGTTGTTTTGTCCATTCGATGTTCATTGTGTGGCCTCCTATGCCGTTGTGGGCGTCATTGCCCGTGATGTTCGGGGCTTATGCCCCGAGCGCCTTGTTGATTGCTGCGAGCGCGTAGTCCGCAGTATTCATCTCGTTGCTACTGCCGTGGCCCTCAAGCATTTCAGCCAACTTGGGAAGATCGGCGATTGCAACCTTTCCGAAAACAATCTCTTCAACGTCAACGTCACCGTTTTTACGGTCTGCGATAATTTGAGCGGCGAAGGTAGCGATGTTGTCCATGTGGACCTCCAAGGTTGTGGGCTTCATTGCCCTATGACTTATATATAGGACATTCTGTCCCCTATGTAAACACCTAATTTAAAAAAATGCCACGTCACCCGGCAGGAAGAGGTCGCCTTGAGACCAGGCCGTGACTGCGGGTGTTTGAGACAACCATGAATGAACATGACTTTTGCGACCGCCTCGCCACCGCCCGCTGGGCTTTGGTTTCATTTCACTTTCCGTTTCGGCTCTCTGTGATCTGTTCGGACATACGCGCCAAGTTCGCGGGCTTGCCTCCATGCCTCGTCTTTTGTGACGGGCCTTTCCCAAGGCGGTGACGGCATGGTGACAAGGGCAACGTATCCGTATGCGCTGCTGCTTTCGCCGGGAATGGCCGCGCGAATGATGCGGGTTGTGGTGGTCATGGCTTGGCCTCCTGCTGTAGCGCGGCGCGGGCGATGTCCTTGTCGCCCATCATGTTGTCGGGCCATGCTTCAAGACCAGCGATAGCCCGTAGCGCATATTCCAACTCTGCCACCCTTGCCCGCAGCGCCTTGGCTTCGTCTATTGCCTGTTGCGCACGGATCATCTGCCATCTTGTTTCCTCTTGCGCCTTTAGCTGCGCCTGATAGGCTTCTTCCGCTTGGCCTTCCGTTGCCAACACCAGCATCGCAAGTTCTGTGACCTTCTCCTGCAACTGCTCGACCTTTTGCGCCCAAGTTGACGGGTGGCTGTGCAGGATGCGGCGTCCTTGGCTGTCGTAGTGTGGGCCTTGAAACTGTGAAAGCGATAGCGGCTTTCTGTTTTCAGGTAATGTCATATCGCCCACACCCTCACTGTTGATCGTTTGCCGTTTTCGTATTCGCGCCGGATCGGGAAGCGGTCTTTGTAACGGCTCATGTTCGTCAGCGCGCCTTCGATCTGTTTGGTGCTCAGGTTTAATCCTGCGGCCATTTGGGCCTTGCTGCAACCTGGATTTGCTTTGATGTAATCGTAAACGGCTTTGGTTTGCGACACGCGCTGTCTGTCGATCTTCTTTTCCGGCACGATCTTAAACAGCCGCATGGGACGGCCTGTTGACGGGTTTTTGCCCATCGTTGCCTTGATCGCGTTGCGGCCCTCCATGCGCGATAGCAGGCTAGATATAGATTTGGACTGCCTGTCGAAGTGTGCCGCGATGTCAATCACGCTGCAATTTGGGCTCTGCGCGATGAAGTCGTAAATCTTGTGCTCTGCTATTGGCCCTCGCGCTTGCTGGGATGGTGGCCGTTCGCGGTGGTGTCGTTTGGCAATTTCCTTGGCGTCGGCCTTCATGGCGGCGATCAGTTCGTCCTCGGTCATCGGGCGGCGCTTGGCTGGTTGCGCGGGCGGCATGGGTAGGCGGGTTTGGGATATGAGCATTTTACAACCGACCCTCCACGCCCAGCCGCGTTGCCTCGTGATCGATCCACGTCAGCGCGTCTTGCCAGTCTTCTCGGTCTTTGCACTGCGGTGCCCAGTGCAGCATCCACATGGCGGCGTCGAGCCGATCACAGAAGCGCAAGCGGGCTTCGTCCTGCGATGACAGCATCGGTGCGCGGCGCTTCCAAACGATGATGCGGGCAGCGGTTTCTGCGCGTTCCTGTTCGGTTGTTTTGCCGCGCGGGTGGGGGATGTCGCCTGTGATGCTTTCACCATCATCATGGCTTAACGCTGCGATAATCAGATCGCGGGATGCGTCCGGCCATAGGGCGATGATGAGCCGTGCAACGCGGCCTTGGTGGCCGTCGAGCCGATCTGTGGTGTGCGTCAGCCAGGGGTTTGTGTGCCAGCGCTGCGTTAGCCCTGCCTGAAATATGCGGTTGATGTCTGTCATGGTTGTTTCCTTGGTTGGTGCGGGCTGACCGAACAGAGCCAGCCCGCTGTTAACCCGTCCGCAAGGGAGGATGCGGGGCGGGTGTTCTGATGCTATCATTCGCAGGTCAGTTGGCAATTTGCAAAACTGCAAACTGACCTGCAAACTTGCAAAGTCAGATACGGGATTCTGCCGCGAATGGAATCTCGTCGTCCATCGCATTGCCGCCAGCCCCGTAGCCGGCATCGACGTTTCCTTGCGCTGCGGGCCTCTGGACGCTGTTCTGCTGACGTTCGCCGCTTGGCCCGTCCAGCATCACTAGCTTTGCGTCGAATCCCTGTAAGACGATCTCGGTCGAATATCGATCCGCGCCGTTCTGGTCCTGCCACTTGCGAGTTGTCATCTTGCCGCTGATGTAGACTTTGGAACCTTTGCGCAGATATTGTTCCGCCACCCGCGCCAAACCTTCCGAGAAAATGGCAACGCTGACCCACTCGGTCTTCTCTTTGCGCTCGCCTGTGCTCTTGTCCTTCCAGCTTTCCGAGACAGCCAGCCGCAGATTGCAGACCTTGTTGCCGTTCTGGAATGTGCGAACCTCAGGATCGGCCCCAAGGTTTCCGATGAATTGGCATTGGTTCAGCATGTCACTCACCCCCTTCCAGCGCGTTTTCATACATTTCCAAGATCGCCTCTTCTTCCGCCAGATCGGCACGGTCGCGCTTGCGGCGTGCAATCACCTTGCGAATGATCTTTGTGTCGTATCCGTCGCCCTTGGCTTCGGCATATACGTCCTTCTGAGCCTCTGCGGCGTCCTGCTTTTCAACTTCCAAGCGCTCGATGCGCTCGATGATGGCCCGCAACTGTGCGGCTGTAACGCGATCTGTCATGGTTCACTCCTT